TTAGTTACGCTCTTAAAGTTAGCAGCTGTGCTCATAGTAGTATAAACAGTTCCAGAATTTGGACCTGTTATAGTTTCCTCTAAAGCTTTACCATTAACATCTGTTCCAGTGACAGTGAAGTTGATTCCTGAATCATTGCCATCACTTGTAATGCCAATTTTTCTTGCCCACGCTCCGTCAGCAGTTGTTGAAACTGCACTTCCAAGAGCTGGTGCATAAATTGAATTACCATTAACAGTAGCACATAAAGCGCCATTCAATGTCAAGTTAGCTGCCGCTGAAGTTGTTTGTGTAGCGCAAATACCGTCTGTATCTGCCGCTGTTGGTTCTTGAAAATAACGAGCTAATGAGTTGGTAACCCAGTTAGTGTCTGTTAAATCTTTACCACGATAACCACCTGATGTGGCTCCGCTAATTACTGGACCCGTTTTAACCGGACCCGAAAAAGTTGTTGTACCCATTTGTACTCCTTGGCTGTATAGGCCATTTGTTACGTCGTCTCTATACCGTCTGCCTAGCCAGTCTACGTAACTA